TTTTCGGATCCATAGTCGCAATACCTAGATCGGAATATGCGCGTCGAGCGGCAGCATCATTGTCAATCGCCAACTTGACTGGATTCTCTTCAAGAATGTCTTGAGCAGTCATTTTCTTGTATTCAGGAGTTGACATTGACATATCTTCATTGAATTGGATGTCATCGTATTGAACACCGGCATCAGCCAACTCTGAGATAGTCATATCTTCTTCATCTTCGCTTCGACCAGTCACAATGTAGATATAGAACTCTTTATAAAGTTCATTCACATAATCAACATTCTTTTGAATACCACGACCACCAGCAATTAGCGTTCCGTCAATGTCAACAATGATGACCACATCAGCGTCTGAGTTACGTTCGCCACCTGGTTCCATATCTTCGGCGATAGACACCGCGACCATCTGATCGATTGCGTCTTGTTTCGTTTCGTGACAGCCGATCACTTCGCCGTCTTCTTTGATAGTTGCCCAACCAGAACAGTCTGGTGACTTGTCAGTAATGAAGTAAGGCATTAGACCAACAATAATACTTCAGCGTCATCGTCCAAGATGCTGAATGTGATTGAGCTGGTCGCAGTGCAAGTTACACCGTTGAGGATCGCCGAGGCGACCGCGTAGCGTCGCTTCGGTTGAATGACAGGGATCTCGACTTGCGGTAGTGGTTCAATCTTCTTTCGTGGTGATGTTGAATAAACTCGGCGTCCGCCAGACGGTGTCGGCTCAGGTATTGGTATGTCGCCTGCGGTTGCGGTTGCGACAAGCCCGCCAAGCGTCGCAGTGAATACTGGGAACCCGTCGGACTGCGCAATGGCTGTCGCATTCAAGCCACCAAGCGGTGCAGACAAGATCGCAAACTCGGTGACAGTCGCAGAAGCATTCGCATCTAAACCGCCAAGCGGAGCAGACAAGACTGCAAACTGCGTGACAGTTGCGGACACATTGGCATCTAGACCACCAAGCGGAGCAGACAAGACTGCAAACTGTGTGACAGTCGCAGAAGCGTTCGCGTCTAAACCGCCAAGACTCGAAGATGCTGTTGCGGTAGTAAGAAACTGTGAACCGCCGAAAACATCTGTGCTGTCAAGTTGCGAACTGTCAAGAATGATTGACCGAAAGGAAGGACCACCTAAACCGTAAGCGGTGTCATCTAACTGCGAAAGGTCTAACTTGAATCTGATGACCGCCATCGCGGAACTAACTTGCGACTGTTAAGGAAGCACTGAGGTTGCCTGCGGTGATCGTGTAAGTATCGCCTGCGGTGTAAGCACCAGCGACGACACTTCCAGAGAACAAGAAATTGCCTGCCGTCAAATTATCCCAAACGGTGAAGTGTGTTGCGTCTTGTGAGCCTGCGATATTTGTCCAAGAGATATCTGCGTCAGAAGCGATTACACCGGCAGAAGCAGCACCGAAAGAAATTGCTTTGCGAGTAGTTTCGATTGCAGGGAATGCGGTACCAAGCGGACCAGGATCTTGCGTATGAAGTTTCACATAGGCAACAGCAACAGCGAACGAAGTGTTGTTGCCAACTGAGTCAAGCCATGCGTTGCAAAGATAAGCCGATAAACCGTGAGCCATTAGTCTTCGGTCCTTTCAGTGATAGTCAAGATACGACCATCAGCATCACGTTCAACTGTGCGCACGGTCGGACGGTTCTCAGGAATGTTTACACGCACAACAGTCTCAGGCACATTGATCACAGGTGCAGCGACATTCACTTGAGCCGGTGGAACATTCACCAGAATCTCTGGCATCGTCACATTCACATCACGCTGATTCACATCGTAAGACGGAGCAGGATCAGCGACAGGTTGCAACATGGTCGGTGCAACACCAGTGTGTTTGATCGGATCAACATCAAGTGCTTTCAAAACTGACGCAGGTTCGAAGCCTGCGTTGATGAGACGCTGAACCATTGTTGTCTTGCGGTCAAGTTCTGTGAGACCAGCTGCACCAAGATCGACGTTGGCGAGTGGTACACGGTAAGCCTCGCCACCTTCGGCTGGTCGTAGATCTTCGAATCGTCGCACATCGTTGATCGATAGCCAGCCCGCTTGCAGACCTGATGAGTAGCCTGCGACACGCGAACCGAAGTCGCCGCGCATCAGACCATCCAAGTTGAACTTCATGAACGCGCCGTTGGTTAGAAGTTGGCGTGAATATCCGTCTTCAATCTTGGTGACATAAGGTCGCAAGGTGTGCATCACGAAATGAATGCCGTTCATTTCGACTGACGCGTATGCTTGCGCACCGGCTTGAATCACCCCAGCCATCGATGGTGGGACACGGAATGCGCGAAGGATTTCTTCAACTGCGAATTGTCGTGATTGTAGGAACTGTGAGTCGTCTGGTGCGACCGAGGTTGTCGTATATTTTGCACCGCCGAACAGGATGCCTGGTCGGTGTGAGCGTCGTAAACCTTTGTGACCTTCTTCGAATCCGTCAACAAGCGACTTGGCTTGTTCGCGGGTCAGGTTGCCTGGGAACTCGATGATGCCAGAAGTGTGCGAACCTTGACCGAAGAATCTTGCAGCGAACTCTTCAAGTGCCTTTGATAGTCCGAGGTTTTCTTTGACAAGTTCGATGCGTGAACGGCCACGAAGATCGCCTGGCAAACGCAACTCGGACAGATGAATCATGTCTTCATGTTCGATCACGTCACGGTTGTCAAACACATAGATGATTCGGCGAGACTCGTCACGCTTCACTTCAACCTTTAGAGGATTCAATACAGCCAAACCTGCAACACCTTGATTGTCACGAATGATTCGAGTGAACGAATTACCGTTCAACAGCATCGACACGAGAACCTGCTGGAAGTGATCGGTGCGAGACACACCGATCTCAGGCATGTCCAACCATTCAGGTCGAGGACGGTAAGGACGCCGATCGCCGTCAACACGAATGAAAGTGTCCACAGGCAATGTTGAGATCGAGTCGGCGATGAGTCGGACACATGCGTACACGGTTCCGATCTTTAGTGAATCTTCTTGTGTGACTACAGTGCCAGAGTTTGTGGTGAATTGGAATCCGTCACCTGCTGCGAACAGCGACTGGAACGAGACCGCTCGTTGCTCGCTTCTTGAATCAAACAGTCTTGACAACATCAGTTCTTATCCGCTTTCTTTGACCGTTCCCATGCCAAGGTGAATGCGAGCATTGATAGTCCTATAAAGATTAGCGCAACTGGTAGTGAGATGTAAAACACTCCGAGCGCAATCAACGCCACTGCCACTATCTCAAGAATTAGAATCATCTACTCTCCTAAACTATGAAGAACCCTGGTTGCTGAATTGTCTCTGTCCGTCTCGTCGCACGATCCACTGCCATCGCCAATGCTATCGCAGCGTCAATCTTGCGTTTGGATTTGCCTTTAGATAATCGCCAACCCATATCGGTTGACCGTTGCGCAGCCGACAACACCTGATCGGTAAACACTGGATGACCGTCATGGGCGATCTTCTGATTCACGATCATCTCATACAAAGTTCCGCAAGCCGGAACCATACGCGCAGTTGACTGAGAGAACTCAACCATCGCAAACCCTTCATCACTCATTGCTTCGGCTGACCGTTGAAAGAACGCTGGGTCGTAAGCGAACTCTTGCACCGTGAACTCAATACCGAGTTCTCGGATGTGTTGCTCGACTGCGGCCACATCCATCACACCGCCGTCAGGATGCCAGATCTTGGCGCGAACAACTATCTGACCAGACTCTTGCGGTTGCGCAACCACGACCGCAATCGAGTCATGTTTCAACGCCATGTCAATGCCAACGAACACAGGAATGTTCGGATCAAGTTCAGACTCACTGCGACACAACTCCCAGGCGCCCTTCGGAAGCCAACTCTCGCCATCTGTGCGAACCCACTGGTTCAGACGATAGCGACGGTAAGCGGTCTCAGCCGTCTGCATCATCGAGATCTCCATATCCTCGATGTCAAGAAGTCCTTCGGTCAGATTTGGATTCGCAATATGCCAAGCATCACGATCGGACACTTCACAATCGGCTGGTGCTTCCCACCACCAGAATCCGAACCGCTCATCAAGTTTGGTGCCGGCAACAATCTCTTTACCGTAGTTGTACAACCGACCGCAAATTGTGTCCTTGTCAAACCCTGCTGTCGTGATGGCGGCAATGTTCGGATCTTTACGCGCACCAGAACCCAAAGTCAAAGCATCGTACAAGTCATCGTTCGGCTGAACATGAAGCTCATCAAAAATTACTGTCGAAGGATTTAACCCTTGTTGCAATTTGGCGTCACTTGATAACACACGATAGATCGCACCAGTCGAAGGCACCTCAACAACATCTCGATACACCTTGCACACACCCGACAACGCAGGCGACTGAGTGATCTGCCATTTCGCTTCATTGAACACAACTCGTGCCTGCTGTCTGTCACCCGCTGCCGAATAAACCTCGGCACCAGGCTCACCCTCAATCAAACCGTAAAGTGCAATGACCGAACCGAGAAGTGACTTGCCATTCTTCCGAGCCAACCCGATCAGACTTCTACGGTAACGAAGAAGACCATCATCACGCCGCTCATACAAACCGTCAAGAAGTGCGACCTGCCAGTCGGTGAGAATCAGCGGTTGACCGGCGCGAACACCTTTGCTGACATGCAAGAACGTGCGAGCAAAGTCAACGACTTTGTGACCGTCAGATCTGCTGTATAACTTCGGCGTCGACCAGGTTGGAGTTCCTTTGTCGGTATGAGTCAAGCTCATTGGCCACCCTTATCTCGGCAAGACCAAGTCTGGCACGATCGCTCGGAGTGAAACCGAGCAGACACATCCAAGCCGTGCATTGCGCATCCATCTGCTCGATCTGTTTCACCGCAGGATGAGTCACGATCTGACCGTTCGGCGACGTGTACCAGCGAGTCGTCACATCGTCGCCCAACCAAAGTTCCAGATCGTAGATCTTCTGATAGTTGCGACACAACCGACCCATCAACGGACCGTCGTGC